TGCTAGCCAAATCACCCACAACTGCTAGCAATAGCAAGCACGCCCCCCAAGCGTAGAAAATAGGTACCGTGTCCCTGTGATGTGGTCGCCCAGAATGTTAGTTATGTAACTTTCCCCTGTGTTCCCCCTACCTACTGGTAGGTAGAGAGTGAGCGCACGGCAACTGGGGCTGTGCCGAGCCACCCCCCCCCTGTATATATGTATTAGGACCGACTGATGTTTTCACTCTTTTTGTGGGTGTGTTGTTTGGTGTGGCTGTGTGTGGTTGGTTGGTCACGTAGGGTGGTTGTTTTACATTTGGTGGGAGCCGAAGGTAGTTGTTGGTCTTTCTGGTCAGCAGTATTTGTTTGGCAAAGAAAAAAAAGAAAAAAAGAAATCAGCAATCTTGATGTCGTGATATCACACTGTCGTGCTATTACTGCCAACAACCCGATGCGTAGCGAGGGGCGTTAGCCGACGCTAGTCGGAACTAATCTTGGATGCTAGATGTCTAGTGGCTTCCCCCCACAGTTTAGGTACCAATCTGATACCAGGGTCGCCGTAGCCAATTTGTTTTAGCCGACACCCGAAGTGTTCAATGAGATGACGTTCATTACGCTGCTTGAACCTCTTACACAATAGGGGTACAACCATCTTTTCCAGATGTACTTGATTGCAGGGTTCATCTACCCCAGTTCCCTGGTGTTCATTGCCCCGTACCATGCAAGCGGTATACAGCCGTGGGTGCCTTGTTGTCTCCCGACAATGTAGGTCTTGCTGTGTTGTGTCTACAACTATACACGTTCTCTGTTATGATAACAATTATGGTTGCAAAAAAAGTTTGGGATAAACCGAACCCGAAGAAGAAATCAACTCCGTTGTCTTCTGCACAGAAATCTGATGCTAAGGCTCGTGCTAAGAAGGCTGGTCGCCCTTACCCGAATCTTGTTGATAATATGGCTGCATCCCGAAACAAAGGAAAGAAATAATGCCACAAGTAGGAAAAAAGAAATTCCCATATACCGATGCTGGAATGAAAGACGCTAAGATGGCTGCTAAGAAGTCAGGCAAAAAAATGAAGATGGCTCCTAAAAAGAAGAAGTAATGGCTATTGAATATCGTGGCGAAAAGTTCGCTGGATACAACAAACCAAAAAGAACACCTAACGCATCTAAATCTCACGCTGTTCTAGCGAAAGATGGTGACAAGGTGAAACTGATTCGTTTCGGTCAACAGGGTGTTCAGGGTTCTCCTGACGGGTCTGCCCGTAACAAAGCGTTCAAAGCCCGTCACGCATCTAATATTGCTAAAGGTAAAATGTCTGCTGCGTATTGGGCTAACAAAGTTAAGTGGTAAAATAAAAACTACTAATGGGAACTAAACGAGCAGTTCCATTACAAGACAAAGCAAAGTTTTTTGCGTTGATTGCTTCTGGAAGAAATATTAAAGATGCCTGTGCTGAAACAGGGGTTCATTACAACACTGGTTCTAGGTGGGTGAAGAAGGCTAAGGAGTTGGAGGCTTCCCGTAAGGAGGCTACCCATAGGGCTTCTTCTGGTGCTGGTTCTGGTGGTAGGCAGTCTGTGGCGCACCATAACTTTATGGATGCTATTGATTTGCCTTCTGCTATTCCTCACGACCAGTTGTGTGAAAATGCTTTGAGGGGTTTGGAAGATTTTGATTTTTTCCGTAAGCATTATTTGGGGCGTGTTCCTTCGCCGTGGCAGGTTGAGGCTGCTTTGACTTTGATTGAATTGTTGGAGTCGGAGGAAAAGGAATTTGTTGTTTTGAATGTTCCTCCTGGTGCTGGTAAGTCCACGTTGTTTCACGATGTTGCTGTGTGGGCGATTGTGCGTAATAGGCGTGTGCGTGTGATGATTGGGTCTGTTTCTCAGAATATGGCGAAGATGTACTCACGCCGTATCCGTGAAACACTTGAACGTGTTGCTGCCATAGAACCAGACCCGATGATGGTAGAAAAAGGTTTGGCTGTAAACGCAGAAGGGTGTTTGACGATTGACTATGGCAGGTTCAAACCTGTAGACAAAGGTGCTTTGTGGCGAGCAGAAGAATTCGTTGTTGAACAACTAGACGGCAACGGGTTAGATAACAAAGAACCAACAGTTCGTGCGTATGGTATTGAAGCAGAATTCATTGGGCATCGTGCCGACCTGTGCTTATTTGATGACGTGTCTTCCCCTGATAACGCCCGTGAGTCCGTAGCCAGAGACAAACTGCTAGAAAGATGGGATGGCGTGGCTGAAGCCCGTTGCGACCCAGGTGGTTTGCTGGCTGTAATTGGGCAGCGTCTAGGTTCAGGCGACTTATACGCCCATTGCCTTGCCAAAGAAACGTATGACATTGAAGAAGATATGGCGTATGACGGTTCTAACGTGGAAACCCCTGAAGATGTGGATAATGGGCAACCTATTCGCCAGAAAAAGTACCGACATATTATTTATAGGGCGTATTATGAGGAACTGGACACAGGTAAGGAATCTCGTTCGTTTAAATCTTTGCCTTATCCTGATGGTCCTCTTTTAGACCCGAAGCGTTTACCGTGGAAAGACCTATCGTTTATCCGATACAACAAACCAGACGTATTCAAAGTTGTTTATCAACAAGAAGACTTGGATTTGGATTCCAGACTGGTAGATAGAACCTGGATTACAGGGGGCAAAGGTTTAGATGGGGTGGACTATATGGGTTGTATAGATAATGACCGTCAACCTGGCTATATTCCAGAGGGTTTGGCGCACCCGTGGGTATCTATCGTGGCTGTGGACCCATCCCCAACTATGTTCTGGGCGTTCGTATGGATTATTTACCAGCCGAACACCAATCTGTACCACGTTGTAGATATTGAACGAGTAAAACTGACAGCCGAAGAAGTGCTTGGATACGACACAGCCACCTCTACCTATAGTGGTTTGATGGATGACCTACAAAACCGTTCATACGATATGGGCTACCCCATTTCCCATTGGGTTGTAGAAATCAACGCTGCTCAACGGTTCCTTTTGGCACACGATTTTGTCCGTAGATGGCAACAACTACACCGTGTCAACGTCATTCCCCATACCACCAGCCGAAATAAACTGGATGAAACATTGGGTGTGGAGGCTTTGCTGCCCCCTGTTATCAGGTCTGGTGCTTTACGTCTTCCTTCTATGAAGGGCAACTGGAAAACTCTTGCTGCTATGGATGAACTAACAAAGTGGACCCGTGACAAAAAGAACGGTACAGACATCGTTATGGCGTTATGGATGGCATTATTGAACCTGCCGAACCTCACACAAGCAAAGGCTCCTCCCCGTCAGTGGCGACCATCTTGGCTTTTGAATCGTTAGTCTGTGTTATTGTTGAATTGTCTAAGTCCAACTAAAGGTTGTAAATGAAATCTGTTGAAGAAATTGTTGCTCTATATAAAGAACGACTTGATGCACAAGGTCCAATCCTCAACCAAATGCGTGAAGTCCGTCAATTGGCGAATGGCGATGTCATTGTTCCCCTAAACGAATTAGACCGTAACACCCGTTCTTCAGTAGCAAACCTGCTTGTGCAGGGCTTAGACCAGATGAGTATGCGTGTTTCTTCCACTATGCCATCCCCGTATTTCCCTGCTTTGCGTGAAGGACAAGATAGAAGTATGAGATTGGCTCGTGACCGTAAACGAGCAATGCTTGCTATCTGGGATGGCAACCGTATGAATATGAAGATGCGCCGTAGGGCTAGACATCTTCTTGCATACAGCAACTCCCCAGTTTTCATCAAACCTAACTTTGATAAGCGCATCCCTGAATGGCAGTTACGCAACCCACTTGATACCTTCCCTGCACCATCTGTAGACATTGACAATCCTGTACCAGATAACTGCATCTTCACATATGGTCGTACATACCGTTGGCTAACACAAAACTATGGTGACGCAATCAACGGTATTCTTCGTGTGGGCAACCCATCGTGGGACACAATGTTCAAAATCCTTGAATACGTTTGTGATAACGAAGTTGTGACGGTTGTTTTGGGTGCAGAAAAAACTCTTGACCCTATGACTGGTGCCTACTCTATGGGTGCGCCAGCAGTAGAACTAGAACGTGTCATCAACAAAACAGGTATGCCGTTAGTTGTTGTCCCTCAACGCATCACTCTTGATAAGCCACACGGACAGTTTGATGGTTTGCTTGGTATGTACTACACACGTGCCAGGTTGCAGGCTTTGACAGAGATTGCTATTGAGCGTGGCATTTTCCCTGATGAATACCTTGTAGCACGACAGGGTGACAACCCTGAAATCATTCAAATTGCTGATGGTAAAACAGGGCAACTTGGTGTTGTCAAAGGTGGCGACATTCAACAGTTGCAAACAAACCCTGGTTATAAGACTGATGTGGCTCTTGACCGTTTGGAACGCCAAGAACGTCTTGAAGGTGCTATCCCTGCCGAGTTCGGTGGCGAATCAGGCACAAACATCCGTACTGGTCGCCGTGGCGATTCGGTATTGGCAGCAACAGTTGACTTCCGTGTTCAGGAAGCCCAAGACATTTTTGCTTCATCAATGGTTCAAGAAGACAAAATTGCTATTGCCATTGAAAAAACATATTGGGGTAACAGTTCTAAGTCGTTCTTTATTCCTGGTATGGGTGGGGGTGTCAAGGATTACACGCCAAATAAAATGTGGGAAACAGATTTCCATTATGTCTCATACTCGGCTGCTGGTTCAGATGTGAACAACTTGATTGTTGGTTTGGGTCAACGTCTTGGTACGGGGCTTATGTCTAAAGAATCTGCTCGTGAGGCTGACCCTCTTATTTCTGACCCAGAGTTGGAACGTGACCGTATCGTTGCTGAAGGTATTGAAGCAGCATTGTTGTCTTCTATTCAGGCACAAGCAGCAGACCCTAATGGTCCTTATCAACCTGATGATTTGGCTTATGTTGCTGAACAGGTACAATCAAACAAGATGAGTTTGCCTGAAGCAATTATGGCTGCACAGAAACGAGCGCAGGAACGGCAGGCTGCTATGGCTCCACAGGGCGCACCTGAAACTATGCCTGGTTTGTCTGCTCCTGGTATGGGTATGGAGGCTGGTATAGGTGGTCCTGCTGGACCTGCTTCTTTGGAATCACTTCTTGGAGGACTTGGTGGGGGTGCAGCAGCAGCAGCGCAACCTCAAACCCCTGGTGGTGTTTTAAGTTTGGCTAACAGTCTTGGAGGTGCATAATGGCTAAGGATTATCCAAATCGTTCAGACCTTAGAAATCCTATGACACAAGCAAAATTCACTGGACAAACATACGGGCAGGCTACGCAACAAACGCAATCTCAACAGGCTGTTCCTGCTGGTCCTTCTCCAACTTCTTCTGTTGCTCCTACACAGCCAGTGAATCGCCCTGTACCTGGAAAAGTTGTTGACCTTATGGCACCATCCGAACGCCCCCAAGACATAATGGCTCCTATTATGAATAACAGACCGACCATTCTTCCTATGTCTAATCCTGTTATTGAAGAACTTGAAACTTTATATCGCATGTATCCAAACGATGACCTTGAAGGTCTTTTGTCTGCAATCAAATACAATGGTTTGTAATGCAGCCTGCTGAAAACGAAGATGCTATATGGGAAACAATTGCTGCTGAAAGTGAACGCCGCCGCCAAATGGCTGTTACGGGCACACCAGAACAGGCTATTCGTGTAGGTCAACTACATAACCAATTCCCGTCTTTATCACCAGGTGTAAAACTTGCCGCTGCAAAAGCAAATCTCACTGATGAACAAGTTAAACAAATTGCTTTGGCTGCTGCTCGTGTAGATATTCAGCCTAAAGAACCAAAGAAAAAATCTTGGATTGACCGCAACGTCACCGACAAAATAAAAACTGCTTCTCGTTATGGTATGGCTGGTTTAGAATTTGTACCTCAATTGACCGTTGGTGCAGTAGCACAAGCGTTTGATAAAGACGAAGATGTTAACGGTTGGTTTATCTCAACAGACTTAGGTTCCCTTATTGCCAATGACGAAGATGCTGGTGAGGGTTTCTTTATTGGTGGCAAAGCAAAAGAACTTCAATCAGAACGTGCACGGAGATACCGTGGGACAATCAATGGTGAAGCATTTACCATTGGTCGTGGTTTAGCCTCAACATTTCTTGAAGAAAACACAAACGCATACCGTTTGCTGTCTGGTGCTGTTGATGCAGCCGTTGCTATTGCAATCCCATCTATTCCATTAGCAGGGGCAGTAGGCAAGGCAGCACGTGCTGTTGAAGAAGGTGCTGATGTTTCTAAAGGGTTTGGACTTGTAGGCAAAGGTTTATCTGCCGTAAGTCAAACCGATACTGGTGCTGAGATTGTTTCCCAAATTGGTTCAGCCTCCCGACTTATTGGCAAAGGAAGCAAAGAAGTTACAGTTACTGCGGCAAACGCAGCAGAACGGGCTGCTTTACGTGCCAATGTAGGTATTGTTGGCAACAGCATTGACCTTGAACAAAGCAACAGATTCTTTAGAACAGGTTTTGGTCGTCGTCTAATTGAACGCACAGCAGAAACAAACGATTTTGCTGAGACACACAAACTGTGGGGAGGGAAGTTAGACCCTGCAACAACCATGAGACTTGCCAACGCTAAAACAGATGAAGAAGTTATGGCTACTGTTCTTGATGTTTTAGGTACACAAGTTACCAACATCGCAGGAGTTGGTGGTGGTCGCAGAACTTACATGTCTCTTGCTCAACGAAATAAAATTATTGACCTTGCACCGTTTGGTGAAGGAGTGTCACGAACATTTGCAAAGATGCCATCACACAACATTAATTTGTTTCAGGCTGAAACCCCTCGTGACCAGATTCGTCAACTTGACACTGTTGAAAGAACATTAAAACTATTCAAGGTTGAACCCGCAAAACAGGCTAGTTATATAAATCGTGCAGGTGAACTTTTACTTTCTAAAGACACAGCCAAAATTGCAGAGTTTTATGACGACCTTCTTTTTGAAGCAAAAGACTCAATGAAATTTTTTGGTACACCAGAAGAAATAGTTGACGAACTTTATAAAGTGCACGGTGATTATGTAGAAGGTGCTAAAGCCAACACCCTTGACAAACTTGGCAACAAAACTGATGACGGTCTTTATCGCCTACTTCACGGCTTACCACCTGACGCTGATGCACGAATATACCTCGGTGGAACTTTAACTTCCGAATTCGGTAAACACGAATTTATTATTCCAGACCCTAAACAAGTTCGCCGCTTAACAAACAACTTCAACTGGTTGTGGGTTAAGAAAGACCCAAACATTGAAAACTTGCAGAAGGCTGGAGATTTACGCTTCCCTCTTGCAGCGGCACAATTCATTCAAGAACAAGTGTGGCGTAAATACATCACTGCAACAATTGGAAACTTTGTACGCAACACTGTTGACTCTCAAATTTCTCTTGCATTGTCAGGCAAAACAAACACAAGTGCTTTTTACCATCCGTTTCAATGGATGAGTTATGTTAAACATGAAGTAGGTAAAGGAACTTTAACTGGCAAAAATTGGGATATTCCTGGTTCTGTAGAAAACCTTGATGAATCATTGTCGGATTACCGAAATGTTTTAGGTTCACAAATTTCGGCATACTATAAAGACCCTCTTGTTGCCCGTCAAAGAGCAGCAAAGATTAATCAGTTTGCTAGATACGAACGTCGCCTTGACCAAGTGGACAATGCTGTTGC